CTCTAGGCCATCACAAACAACATAACATTCCGTATCTTTGTATGTTTGACTTAACACACTTTGAATCGCATCTCTCAACTCTGGACCACCAGTAGTTGGAATAATCACAGTCACACTCATATCATCCTCTAGTTAATTTCAATATTTCCTCAATCTGTTTTTCGATTGCTGGTTTACGATTAGGCCAGTAAATGTATTCTTTATCGCCTGTACTATGTAGTTTTGTCAAAAATGGAACAATCATCTTTTCCAATTTCTGCAATTGTGCTTTGTATTGGTCTGCTGTTACGGATGATGCTTCATATTCTGCTGCATTGATTCTGGAATTATATTCTTCTTCTGATACAGCAGAGAAACCAAAATCATCATCTGAATTGGCATACTCTTTGAAAATCTTATCTAATGACATTACGATACCTTAATAAAATATGAACTCTGGTCTGTGTTTGATGCTGCATAACGGAAGAAGTCACCTGCAATCTCGTCACGTTTTGGTCCTGATGCACTCAAAAAGATATCAATGAACTTCATATTCATGTACTTGGAGAACAGATAACCGCCTGGAGGAGTCTTCTCTTGTGCATTGGCGTATGCCTGAAACTCGTCAAATGAAACTGGTTTACCTGGAATGCCTGCAGCGGAGAAATGCTTTGTGTAAAGTGCATAGAATTCTTTAAAGAAACCAGGAGACTTTGTAAATGCAATGATTTCTTTCTCACTGTTTACAAACAAATCTTTACCTGTGTGTTTCTTCAAATAGAAGGCAACGTTACCACCACCGATTTTACCACCTGCAGCAGTTGCACCTTTAATCTCACCTTGCCAAGAAGATGCACCACCAGTTGCACGGAATTGAATCTCTTTGCCACTGATGTTCATGTAAAGGTCTTTCGAACCGAAGAATGGAACTGCACCACTTCTGTCACTTGTTGGTGTTACACGGAAACTTTCGTATTTGTATTTGCTGTTTCCAGTTTTTGGTTTGTTGTATTCTTCAATGTGTGCAGTCGAACCAATCTTCTTCAACGATACACCTAACAACTTCTTTTCCATTGCTAGTTTGTAGATATCATTATTCAATGCACCCCAACTATCAGTACTCAACTTAGGTACTTCACGCAATGTTGTTTGCCAAATGTCACCTGGATTCCACTTGTCGTTAGAGAAAGTACCTGGTGCTTGTGGGTCACCAGATTTCTTGTCTGCATTATGCACCGCAGTCTTTGCGGCATAAATGGCATTCATAAACTTAGAATCACGGTGAAAATAGACAGGTGAACCTGCCATTTTGTTATTCTGGAATGTAATGTTTGCTGTCTTGATGTAAGACTGTACCCAATCTGCTGGAGATAGGTCAATAACTTGGTCTAGTGTTGTAGAACCTGTGTCACAGAACTTTGCTGCCTTCTGTAAGTTCTCAAGTGTCAAGTCTTCCCATTTGATTTGACGTTTCAACACATTGTATGCAATAGAAGAAACATAACACTGGCCAGATTCGGTGAAGGCAGTCAAATCTGAACCTGCACCAGAACCACCGCCACCGCCGCCCATGTCTTTATCTTTCTTGATATCAGATAGTTTGATTTGTCTGGTACCTGCATATAGGATTCGTTTCTCTGAATCCCATTTTGTACCAATAACAGTCTGACCATTATTCAAGGTGAAAGGTGATTTTGCGCCGATTTTTAACAGGAAAATTTTAGAACGAGGTGTGCCCTTGTATGGTCCTGCGCCTGCGTCTTTTTGATAATCTGCTGGTGTCATGTTGTTGTTGAGTTAGTGTTTCCACTATTTATCTGATGATATCAATGTGTTTACCTGAGGTCCACACCTCGATTTCATTCCGTAAACGACCTTCGTTGTGTAGTGTAACATAACGATTGATTGCTTTACTTCTCCACCATTCAACCAAGTTTGCCAGTTTGTGTTTCTCATAGTTTTCACCAGGAACCAAAGTGTCAGTCTTGCATGTCACATAGTCAACCATATTCTTGAAACCGTAGTCACTGGTGTAGTAACGTTTCTGCTCTGTCAAGGCCTTGGCATTCTCAATAGTCTTGGCAAATGCTTCACCTTCAGGAGTACCCTTGAGTGCAGCCTTTGTCAAAGAGATAATCTTCATGGAGATTTTCAACTTCTTACTCGAAGCATCATCTTCAACCAAAGGACCAACTTTACTTTGAACGAAGTCACGTAGTTCAGAATACGGTGCACCGTGCATCATAGGCAAGAAATCACTCTCAGTCAAACCTTTGTAACGAATGTATGGTTTCATACCGTCATATTGTGACACAGTTTTTGTAGAACCATACAGACTTGTTGTTTCAAAGAGACACAAGTTCATTCCATATTTCTTATTGACAATCTCACGGACTTCATGTGACGTACAGATTGCAGCCAGAAGTTTACCACCAAGGTAGTTGAAACCGAATGGTTGTGATGGAACGATAACGAAACCCATCATAGCAGAGTCATTGAAACGTTTGCCCCATGCTGGATTCTGTGTAAACACTTGTCCTAAGAGTTCATTTCGTGGTTTACAGTTGATTACTGGTGAACCAAGACGGATGAATCCTACGAACTTTCCTGTGGTTGTCTCTTTGACGGCCAATCGAACCTGACGACCAACTGGTGCAATGTTGATATGTGAACTGGTAATGTTTAACAGGTTTGTCCATGTCTCATTATCAATCTCACATACCTCAAAGTTCATGTCCTTTGGATGCATTGTGAAGTCTTGGAACAAATCATCTTCCAATGGGAACAATGGATTCGATGGCAACTCCATCAAGGAGTTAAGTTTCTGGTCACGCATGTATTCATCAATACGTGAGAAGTTACCGAAGTAATCTTCAAACGCCTTGGCACATACAATCGCATCTTCTTTTGTCAAGTTCATACTTTAAATCCGTCAAAGTTCTTTTTCGCAGGTTTCTCACGGTCACCAAATGTATTCAGTGGTTTATCATTATGACCTGCATCAGCAATGCCATCTTGACCAGATTGTTCAACGTCATATAGTTTCATCTTCGCACGTTCAATACCAATAGTGAAACGTTTGTAATAGTTCAGGTCAGAATAACGATTCTTCAATTGTTTGACCATAATCTGACCCATTGCTTCGAGTTCTTCGGAAGAAACCAAGGCAAACATCAAGTCAGCAGTCGCTGGCAAACCAAAACTTTCACTGGTGTCTTCGAGTCCTGGATCGGAACTGGAATAACCGGATCGTGTGGTCTGAGTTGCAGAAACAATTGGTACTCCGAACTCAACAGCAAGACCTCGCAGTTCTTCGGCAATTGCCTTGACGTAAGTGTAGGAGTTGATGTTTGCTGAGGCTTTGATACGAGAAGAACAACAGATGTTGAGATAATCAATAAAGATGATATCAGGTACAAAGTCTTTTTTAAGATTGAGTTCATTCAATAGAGTCCTGAAATGTGTTGCCGATGCTGAGGCAGTTGGATACTCTTTGATAATTAATTTGCCCGTTGTCTTCTCACGTACACGAGCAATCTTTTTATCGTATAAATCTTTTGGTAGATTAACTAAATCATCCAGTGTAGTGTTGAGGAGGTTCGCATCAATACGTTCAGCGATGCGTTCTTCAGCCATTTCCATTGTGATGTAAAGGACATTCTTTCCCATCGACATAGCGCCAGCGGCAACGTGACACATAAAAAGAGACTTACCCACACCAGTGCCAGCAAGAGCAATGTTAAGAGTTTTAGCAGGTAAACCACCCTTGGTGATTTTGTTAAAACAGTCCAAATCGAATGGAATACGTTCTTCTTTGCGGTGATAGAATTCATATCGTTCATCAGAGTTCTCCAAATAATCATGTCCAACGGAACTGTCAAAAGAAATTGCTAGTGCGTCCGAGAGAATCTTCGGAATGGCACCTTTATCGTGTTCCTTATCCTTACCATCAAGAATAGAAATTGAGCCCAAGACCGCGTTGTAGATGGCTTTTTCTTGACAAAATTTTTCTGTCTTGTCGACCAACCATTCCAACTTCGATGTCTCATTACGAGCACCTTCAATCGCTTGGAGATAAGTCTCACACATCTCCACTTCAGCATCTTTGAGATTTCGCCTTTCTTGGACGGCCAATCTAACTGCTTCAATCGAAGGTGGGCTGTTGTAAGTTTCCGCGAATGATGTAATCTCCTCGAAGATGACACGTTCCGCTGAGTCCGAAAAGTACTCATGTTTGATAAACGGCAATACCTTACGGACATATTCTTCGTTATAGACCAAATTCTTGAGAATCGTCAACTCTAGTTTCATCAATAAATTCCTCATCCAAATTGGATGTCATAATTTTACACAAAAGGTCACCTAGGTAATCTTTGAAGACTTGGTCTTGTTCCATTACTTTCGGTTTCGCAAAGTTGGATTCTATCACATCGTAAGCGAAAAGTAAATAGACTTGGTCATTTTCTTCTTTGAACTTGACCTTGCCGTATTTAAAAATGGTATCCTTGTATTTGCCTGTTAAGATTTTAATGTGTACTGAGGCATTATCATCCTTTGGGTAAATATAACAGTAATCGGTACCTTCAATCATCATATCTCCTTAACTGTAACTCAAAAAATGTGATACGCAATAACGACCCATGCCACTGTATGGTGTCTTGTCTTCCATTTTCACTGGTATAACAGAGTGTCTGTAAGAACCAGGAATAATCATCAACATGTTATTTTCAACTTCAATTTCAATGCCGAAATCATCCAGCACGAATTGTCCACC